GCTAAGAATCATGGGAAACCTTACAAGGTATACTGCTGCAGATTTGCCTGTGCTATTAGATAAAATTTCTAAAAATAGCATTGGTATGCACGATTACCTAAATAGAGTGTTCGACCTACATGAGACAACGACAAACTACCCTCCGTATAACTTAATTGAGGTTAGTAATGTAGAGTCGCTATTAGAAATTGCGCTTGCAGGATTTAAGAAGAAAGAAGTAAATGTCTACACACAAGACGGAAAACTCTTTGTCGAAGGACAAAGGGAGGACACTGAGTCCGAAAAAACATATGTCCATAGAGGAATGGCTCAACGATCTTTCACCAGAACTTGGACATTGGCAGAAGAGACGGAAGTTAGATCAGTTGTATTTGAGGATGGGTTACTAAGTATTACTTTAGGAAGAGTCGTACCAGAGCATCATCAAAAGAAAGTTTGGTTTTAATTGACATCCATGCTATAGTAGAGGGTGATAAAACACCCTCTTTTTTATGGAAGTAATTACCGAAGGAAAGGTAAAAACTGTTTATCAAGGTGATGATGCAGAGCAAGTCATCATTGAGTATCATGATAAGGTGACTGCAGGAAACGGAGAGAAGGAAGACCATCCTTTAGGAAAAGGATCTCTCTGCTGTAGTATTTCATCTATCATTTTTGAGAAACTTTCCAAAGAACATATCCCAACTCATTATATTAATATGGTTGGTGCTAATAAGATGGTATGTAAGAAGGTAGACATTGTTCCACTAGAAGTCATCTGTAGGAATCGTGCTGCTGGATCTATTGTTCGTGAGACAACTCTGGTAGAAGGTGCTCCACTACCACAACCTATTGTTGAGTTCTTCTTGAAGGATGATAGTAAGCATGATCCTCTACTGACAACAGATCGTGTGCGTCTGATGGGATATGATCCTGAGCCTTTTATTGAGATGACACTACGGATTAATGATTATCTTCGTCAGATGTTTTACATCATGGGTATTGATTTGGTTGACTTCAAGATTGAGTATGGTTATACTGCTCACGGTGAGTTGCTACTTGCCGATGAGATCAGTCCTGATAGTATGAGGCTCTGGAAGATTGGTAGTGATGAGAGATTTGATAAAGACTTATTCAGAAACGATGAGGGGGATATTGTTCCTGCATATCGTGAGATCCTTGACCGACTACAACCACTGGCAATTCAATGAACGATCTTAAAATTTATTGCCAAACTGAAGATGATCAAACAAATATTGTTGAGTTTATTTTTTCTGAATATGAGGATGTGAAAGTATGTACTTGGGAACCTGATCCTGTGGAAACAGGAACATGGGGAATGTTTGTTGATGATTTTCCGCCAGAATTAGTGGGTAAGTTAGAGCAGTATCTTGAGAGTGAAGATTCTTGGGAACTTGATGAAGAAGTTGAAATTGTATTAGAATGAATAAAATTATCTGTTCAGATTCTCTCATTGAATTGAAAAAGATGGAAGAGGAATCTGTTGATATTGTTTTAACTTCTCCTCCATATAATTATGGTATGGAGTATGATACTCATAATGACAGTGGTAATGCAGATGAATACTTTGAGCAGATCATGGAAGTATTTGTTGAATGCAAACGTGTTCTAAAGTCTGGTGGTAGATTAATTGTTAATATTCAACCAAATTATAAACAATACTCACCGACTCACCATAAAATTACTGAAAGAATGATTTCTGAAGGTATGATCTGGAGAGGTGAGATTATTTGGTTGAAAAATAATATCAGGAAACTAACTGCTTGGGGTAGTTGGAAGTCACCATCATGTCCTTATCTTTCATATCCATTTGAGTTTATTGAGGTCTATAGTAAAGATACTTTGAAACACTTTGGAGATAAAGAAAAGATTGACATTACTAAAGATGAGTTTATTAAGTATGTTAATGGACACTGGTCAATGGCACCAGAAACAAAGATGAAAGAGTATGGACATCCAGCAATGTTTCCAGAAGAACTGGTAGAACGTTGTCTGAAATTATTTTCTTATGAAGATGATATTGTTCTTGATCCTTTTAATGGAGCTGGAACTACTACATTTGTAGCAAACAAATTGGGTAGAAAATATATTGGTATTGATATAAGCGAGACTTACTGTGAAATTGCAGAAAGTAGAATTGCAAAATATAATCCTCTTGATAAATTTTTAGAAGACTGAAAAAGTTTGGTTTTAATATTCTAACATATGTGGTATAATCGAGTGGTGGTTGATACAAAAGTGTATCACTGTGATACACTAATTTCTAAATAATTTTGTAATCAATTAGGAGGCATCAATGAACTTCACTACCACTGCTTTAGCAGCTGGCACTCTAATGACTATTTTTATTGGAGTTCCCATTACTACATTTGTTTCTTAGCATATGGAAATCTTAGCAACCCTTGCCATTTTTGGAGCAGTAATGAGTGGAGCATTTGCACTCACCCCTAAAAAATAAATACTAAATAAAAATGAATATCGTCGCCGCAGAGGGGCAACTGGCAAAATCCAGTTGACGCCCCTCTTTTTTCTTGCTATAATACTTGGAGGTAAAGACTAACAATGACTATTAAACTATTGCTTTTGAAGTCTGGTGAAGACATCATTGCAGACACCACTGAAATGACTGTGGGTGAAGAGGAAGAACGGAGAGTTGTGGGATATTTTCTAAATAAACCTTGTGTTGTTAAGATGCGCTATCCTGAGGTGCTCACAGAGCAGTCTGAGGGACCTAACAAGAAAGCGGGGTATGAAGTCTCTCTATTCCCCTGGATGCCTCTTGCAGTAGAAGAGACTATCCCTGTGGTAGCTGACTGGGTTATCACAATGGTTGATCCAGTGACCAAACTAAAAGAAATGTACGTTAAGGATGTTGTGAATTATGGAAAAGAAAGAGCAGGAGACAACAATCAAACTGATAGTCCTGACGAGCAAACTAAAATTAATCTCGCAGGTTGAGCAAGTTGGTGCTGATATTGGCGAACCAGATTGCAAACTGACCAAACCCTATGAGGTAGTTCTGCAAGAAGATGGTAAACTATTTTTGCGCCGTTGGTTAGAGGGTTTCGCATCTGACGATATTTTTATGATGAGCTCTGACAAGATTCTCACTCTTTCAGAACCTACAATGCAAATTCTTGATAGTTACAAAGGTCTTATTTAATGCGATTCTACACTAATGTTCAACTGATCGGAAATCAAGTTCTGGTTCGTGGTGTTGATAATGGGAAAAGATATGAGCATCGCGATGAGTTTTTTCCCACTCTTTTTGTTAAGTCCAAGAAAGATTCCAAATATAAAACATTAAGTGGAGAATCCGTAGAACCAATTAAACCCGGCAGTGTTCGTGACTGTCGCGAGTTCTACAAGAAGTATGATGAAGTAGATGGGTTTTCTATCTATGGTAATGATCGCTATATCTACCAATATATCTCAGAAAAGTATCCTGAGGATGAGATTAAGTTTGATATCAGTCAGATCAAACTGGTAACTCTTGATATTGAGACCACTGCAGAGAAAGGATTCCCTGATGTAGAGTCTGCATCGGAAGAGATTCTTGCAATTACAATTCAGGATTACACTACCAAGCAGATCATTACTTGGGGTGTGAAACCTTTCATTAATAAACAGAAGAATGTGACCTATCGTCACTGTTCTACAGAACACCAACTGCTTAGTGATTTTATTAGTTACTGGATGCAGGATGTTCCTGACGTAGTGACTGGTTGGAACATTCAGATGTTTGATATTCCGTATATCTGCAAACGTCTCAACAGAGTGCTTGGAGAGAAGTTAATGAAACGTTTCTCTAATTGGGGCCTTGTAACTGAAGGAGAGATCTATGTTCAAGGTAGAAAGCAGATTGTATTTGATGTTGGTGGATTGACTCAACTTGATTATCTCGACCTGTATAAGAAGTTTACTTACAAGGCACAAGAATCATATCGTTTGGATTATATTGCTGAAGTAGAACTCGGACAGAAGAAGTTAGACCACTCTGAGTTTGATACCTTTAAGGATTTCTATACTCATGGATGGCAGAAGTTTATTGAGTATAACATCGTTGACGTAGAACTTGTTGACCGTCTGGAAGACAAGATGAAACTGATTGAACTTGCATTAACTATGGCATATGATGCTAAAGTTAATTATGCGGATGTATTCTATCAAGTTCGTATGTGGGATACCATTATCTATAACTATCTAAAGAAGCGGAACATTGTTATTCCGCCTAAGATTAGATCAGATAAAAACGAAAAGTATGCAGGTGCTTATGTCAAGGAACCGATTCCTGGAAAGTATGATTGGGTTGTGTCTTTTGACCTTAACTCTCTCTACCCAATCGA